GGAAGGGCCGTTTCACTGGTTTTATCGAGAATGGATTTTACAGCCGGAAAAGCACAATGCGGAACACATTCATTTCCTGCTGGAGGATAACCCGTCACTCAGCGCGGAGAAAAAGCAGGAGTATTACAACGACTATTCCGGCGTTTTCTACGACCGGTATATCCTCGGCAAGTGGGTGGCGGCGGACGGCCTGATTTATCCCGATGTTGCCAACGGGCAGGGAATTGTCGAGCCGGAACCGCGGGACTACGTAAAATATTACATTTCGATCGACTACGGCACGCTGAACCCGTTCAGTGCGGGGCTGTACGGCCTGTACAGGGGTGTCTGGTACCGCTTCGACGAGTATTACCATTCCGGCCGGGAGACGCGCCGGCAGCTGACCGACGCGGAGTATTACGCCGAGGTTGTGAAACTGGCAGGAAAGCGGTATATCAGTGAAATTGTTATTGACCCGTCCGCGGCGTCCATGATCGCGGAGATTAAAAAACATGGGCGGTTTACGGTCCGGCAGGCAAACAACGACGTGCTGGACGGTATCCGCGAAACGGCCGCAGCATTTAAGTCCGGCCGGCTGAAAGTCACCAAGAACTGTTCCGGCGCGATCATGGAGTTTTCCGCTTACAAGTGGGATGACAAAAAGCAGGAAGACAAACCGGTCAAGGAGAACGACCACGCGATGGATGAGATTCGGTATTTTGTGAATACGGTTATGGTGCATCACGGCGGCACAACGATAGGGGGGTGGTGAGAACTTGAACACGGATATTGATTTTCGGAATCTGGCGCAGATCCGGCAGGTCATCCAGAATTACCTTTACAGCGACGGATGCCAATATGCGAAATTCGTAGTGCAGGCGCAGCAGGGGTTCGATTACTATGACAATCAGGATAAGATTAAGCAGTCCGGCGCCGCGGCAATCGACGAGGTAAACAAGTTTTTGAAGCTCAAAGGCTCCAACCCGCTGCGCAGCGCCGACAACCGGCTGAGTATGAACCGGCACCGGACGGTTGTGGACCAGAAAGTCGGGTATCTTTTTTCCGTCCCGCCGCAGTTTGATCTTCCGGCGGATAGCACGGAAAACGGCGACAAGGCTTTGCTGCAGCGTGTCAATGACGCAATCGGGACGCAGTGGCCGAAGGTTATACGCCAGCTGGGTATCGACGCTTCCAACACCGGCCGGGCGTGGCTGACATACTGGAAGGACAACGAAACCGGCGTGTTCGATTATTGGTATTTAAACCCGATGACCGTTGTCCCGATTTACGACCGCAGCACGGTCAAAAAGCGGCTGAAATACTTAATTCGGGTTTATTCATTCAATGATGCCGCCGGCCATCCGGTAACACGATATGAGCTGTGGAGCGATACGCAGGTTGCCTATCTGATCCGCCCGGAAGCGTCGGGGACGGCACCAAAACCGGCGATTACCTATGACACGCTTCCCGATGGAAACTGGAATATCCAGCCGCACCAGTATGGTCGGATTCCGTTTATTGAGTTCCGGAACAATGCCAAGGCACTGCCGGATCTCATCATGTATAAGGATATCATTGATGCGCTCGACAAGCTGATGTCCGGGTTTGCCAACGATATTGACGACCTTCAGGAAATTATCTGGGTTATTAAGAACTACGACGGGCAGAGGGCAGCGCCGGTCTACGGCAAAGACGGAAAGCAGGTGCTGGACGAGGATGGCCGCCCGGTTATGCACCCGGTTGACCCAATAAAACTCATGAAGGCCAAGAAGTGGATTGGTGTCGATGACAAGGGTGGTGTGGATGCGGTTCGCGGCGAAATCCCATATCAGGCCAGGCAGGTGTTCCGCGATATTCTCAATGACGAGTTCTGGACGGCGGCAATGGCCGTCAACCCGAGCCCGCCGACCGCCGGGAACCAGTCGGGCGTGTACATTGATTATCTGTACGGGCTGCTGGAACTGAAATCCGGCCTGATGGAAACGGAATTCCGAGATTCTATCGACGAATTTCTCCGGGCAGTCCTGCACAATCTCGGCGCGGATGAAAGCAAGCAGTTCGTTCAGACGTGGAAACGCACAAAGCCGCAGAACGCGACCGAGATTTCACAAATTATCGCCCAGACACCGGACACGGTAATGTCGGACGAAACGAAAACGAAGGTTCATCCGCTTGTCACCGACTGGCAGGCGGAGCGGGCGCAGATCAAGAAAGAGCAGGCCGACAAGGAAAAGAATATGCTTGACCAGTTCGGGCCGCAGGCAGGAGCGCAGGGGGCGGGAAAGCCGCCGGGAAATAATGCGGAAGACGGTGATTCCTGATGCCTTCCTATTGGGAGCAGCGCGCGATCGACAGCATTGGCCGCATGGAGTCCGCCGTCAACGGCCAGATTCCCGACCTTGTGAAAGCATTTGAGCAGGCACGGAAAGACCTCAATGACAAGGTCTTTTATTTTTTTACGCGTTATGCCAAGAACAATAAAATCACGCTGGACGAGGCGCAGAAAGCTCTTTCCCTCTCGGAGCTGCGGGACTTCCGCGGTGACCTTGCGGAGTATGAGCGCCTTGCCAAGGATTCCATTGGTACGTTCAACTTGCAGGTTGACAACCTTTCCGTAAAAGCCCGCGTGACCCGTTATGAGGCGCTCCTGACGCAGTGCGACGGCATCCTGCAAAAGCTCTATCAGGAGCAGAAAAAGCAGATGGAGGGCAAGGCAGCGGATATCTATACGTCGGAGTATTACCACCAGCTTTTCGATATCGAGCAGTACACGGGATTCAAGTTTCCGTATTCCCAGCCGGCCGCCGCGGCCATCCGGAAAGTAATCGAGCAGCCGGTTTTCGGCATGGATATTTCGGAACACCTCTGGCGGCAGGATATTGACACGGGCTTCCGGATCCGGCAGGCGCTGAACAACATGTTCGTGACCGGTCGGCCGCCGCAGGATTTCGCGGATCAGCTCCAAAAGCAAATCGGCGCCGTGCGTGTGGATAAAGCGGGGAAAGTTACCGGCACCGGCAAAAAATATGAAGCGTACCGGCTGCTGTACAATGAGTCCGCGCACGCGGTCAACCAGGCACAGCTCCAGGCATACCGCGACGACGGGATCGACGAATTTGAAGACATGGCAACGCTGGATAAAAACACCTGCGAGACCTGCGCTTATTATGACGGTAAGCATTATCCGGTCAAAGACGCCGTCGAGGGTGAAAATCATCCGTCTTTTCATGTCAATTGCCGATGCACCACGGCTCCATATATTGCCGAGGCGTCCGGTATTGCCAGCACGCGCGCTTCCCGCGACCCGGTAACGGGCAAGAGCGTACCGACTACGGCGCAGACTTACGACGAGTGGAAAGCAGAGCAGGACAAATTTCACGGTGCGGGTACGGTGGAACGCGAACGGAAGAAGGCAAAGAATGAGACTTCCGATTTCAAGCAGTACCAGGGCATGAAATCGGTTTTAAAAGAAAATTCTCCGAAATCCTTTGCTGAATTTCAGAATTTGAAGTATAATGATCTTGATAAATGGAATGGACTAAAGCAGGCCGTTACTGACCAGAGAACCCGGAATGCAATCAAAGGCGGCAAGTACTCGCTAAGGGTAAATCCAGATAAGCAAGCCCGTCACATGCAGGGTAACGGCTATATTGCAGGCCGAAGCTATTTCACGGGATCTCTTTCAGAGGTACAGGCACTGGTTAATAAATACGCGGCCACGGGAAAGCTGATAAAACGTGGTGGAGCCCTGCAGGAGATCATCCATACGGACCATGCGATCGGATATGTGTTTGACCCGGTTGAACAAAAATTGTATCCGGCAACGGATTTCAAAATCCACTATTCAAAGACTGGCATTCATGCGGTGCCATATAGGGAGGCGAAAAAATAAAAATGGATCTGATAAAAGTCCTTCGAAACATTCGGGCGAGCGGAAAACTCGACGGGAATACCGTCCTGCTCGTGAAGCTCAAAAGCGGAGAGCGGGTCAAGGGCAAATATGTTTCCTGTGTGGCCGCCGAGGACAACGATCCGGAGATTTCACAACTTGACGTTCGAGACCAGGATACAGGCGGTATTGTGGGAATCCTCGAAACCGAAATCCAGAGTATCACAGCCGAATAAATACCGCCGTGCCGTTTCAGCAGGCGGTATTTTTATGCGGATTTTTAGAAAGGATGAACAGAATGGTTAATGTTTCTCACGAATTGGAACCATATATTTTCCAGTTTCTGACCAACGGCATCATTATTTTCATGGGACTTCCTCCGGAACTGTATGATGCTGCTGATAAGCTTTACGCGCAGTATAAAAAGCTGTGTGATGAGGTTAATTCAGTTCGTATCGAAGTGCAGCCACCTAAAATTAATGCGGATGAAATCGAGGAAGTTCTTTCTGAAAGGTTAAAAGAAGAAGCAAAAATTCATTGAACCACGTCCCGCCATCCGGCAGGGCGTTTTTTCATACCATTTCGCCGGCTGCGGGCGTAATCGGCAGGGCGGCACGAGGCGCGACCTCGTAAAAAAGCGTAGCCGCAGAAAGGAATCCTATGGAACGTAAATTTTTGAAAGACCTCGGACT